CATCAACTGTATTGATATTGAAATTAACTGTAGTTTGTCCACCACCTGTTCCTCTAGCAGATTGAGTTATTTGACCAGATTGGTTTGGAATAAATAATTCAGCACCTCTTTCTCCAACTACATAAGGTTGTCCTTTTTGTACTGAACCACCTGATGCTCTGCCACCAAAAAAACCAACTAAAGAACCTAAACCAGATAATGCGTTAGAAGTTGATAATGCGGCCTGTTTTTGTTTTTCTCTTGTGATTAATTTTTCTATTGCGAGTTCAACACTTTTTCTTGCAAGAATTTCTATTAATGCACTTAATATTTTAACACCTAATTGTTGTGCCATTTTCTTAAATGTATCTGATAATTTTTCTCCTAATATAACTGATCTAGCAAAAGCATCTGAAAAATTTTTAATTCCACCACTTAAACTTTTACCTATTGTTTGACCTATAATTGATAATTTACCTTGCATATCATTTATAACTGTTTCGTTTGCTTCTCTAAAAGAAGTAAATACATCTTTAAAATTTCTATCAATAGCTTCAGATAATGTTTCCATTTTTGCAAATTTCTTAACTAATTCAGCATCATTATTTCCTTTATCTTCATCAGGTTTTGGTGTTTCTTTTCCACTTATTAAACCCATTAACTCTGCGTATTCTTTTAATTTTCCAATTATTTGATCTAAAAAAGCTATAGTAGTTACAGCTAAACCAATTAATAAATTTTTTCTAACTGTTGCATTGAATCCCAACATAGCACCATTTGCTACACCTATTGCAACTGCTAAATTATAAAAAAATGAAACTACTTTTAAAGATATAAACAATCTAAATGCAACTATTATTGCATCTATATTATCTTTTAAAAATTTAAGGAATTTTGCTGTCCCATTAATTGCTTTACTTAATCCAGCACCAATCATAGCACCAAACTCATCAATTTCTTTTCTGTTTTCTTCTACTGTCTTTTTCAAATCTCCTAGATTATTTTTAAGTGCATCAAAAAAACCTTTAGACACTTCTACTTGGAAAATAAAAAAAGCATCTTTTAAGTTAGAGATTGTTCCAAATAATGTTTGAGAAAGTTCGTCCATAAGATTTCCAAACTCTCCACCTTTTCCAAAGGCTTTGTTCATTAATTTAATAGTGTCCATAGCATTAACACTAACACCAGCTTTAAATCCAGCCATACCAGCAACACCTCTTTCTTTAAGAGTTTCTGCTGAAGCGATACCAGCACTAAATGCTTTTTGAATTTGAAAAGAAGCAAGTGCAAAATCCCCACCCATTTGTGCGGCCACATTACCTGTAAGAGTTAGTAAATCATCAAAACTTAAACCAGCTTTTTCTGCATTTTTTCTTACAACTGCTAATGAAGTAACACCTTGTTGGATATTTCTAAGTTCAAAAGGAGTTCCAGCCGCAAATTTAGTTATTGATCTTAATGCTTTTTCTCCCTCTTGTGCAGAACCAAATAATGTTTTTAATTGAACTGATAAATTTTCTACTTGTATTCCAGCATCTACAAAACCTTTTAAAACAATTCCAGCACCTAAACCAATAAAAGCATTTCTTAAATTAAATACAGATTGTTTAACTTTAGCTAAACCTTTTTGAACTCCATTTAAGGCTTGTTTAGATTTATCGTTTGCTATTATATCTATTAATAGTTTTTGATTTGCCATTATTTTAAATTCCTTGCTTCAGCTAATGATTTAGATGTTTTATACTGTTCTTGTTCTTTTTTCAAGTAAGCTAACCAAAGATTATAATGGCTTACAGGCATATCAAGAACTTCTTGAATTGTAATGTGAAGTCTATCTGCTATTACTAAAAGCGACCTGACTTCAGGGTCGCTATCTACTTTTTTTCGGCTTCCTCAAAAGAAGTATCTAATAATATTTTATTGGCAACTTCAGATATTACATTTGAATCTGCTTTCTTTCTTAAAGCAAATTTATCTTCTGGGCTAAAGGCTTTAATCATTTCGCCTTTTTCGTTTTTAATCTGTAATTTCATAATTAACAGATCGACAAGAACAGTTAAGTCTTGAAAGTTATTAGACTTTTTAAAAATTATATTTTTTTCTTCAAGTGTTAGAGGCTCAGAATAAAAGACACTAGGATTCCCATTCTCGTCTTTCCACTCCTCAACTTCAATAGTGATAGTTTTAAGAGTTTCAAAATGAGATTTAACTCTATCAATAACTGACATAAATTAGAATTATACAGTTCCTACAGTTAAAGCACCAGTTCCTTGAAATGTTACAGTTCTTGAAACGATTGCGTCCATTGAGTTATTAATACTCATACCAGTAATAATACCAGTACCAGAATAACTTGCATCTCCACTTGCATTACCCTCTGGTAATAAAACAAATGAAATAGATGAACCAGCAGTTAAAGTTTCTTGCTGAGCATCAGTTTCGTCAAAGTGCATTTCGATTGTACCTGAGAATGAAGTTCTACCAGCTAAAAATGATTTAGTAGCATCAGTTAAAGCTGTATCTTCTACAACATCTCCAGTAGTTTCTAAAGTGAAAGAAGTAACTTCTCCCATTTCAGTTCCACCAACTGTTACAACTCCTTCTTTTCCGTGATGTGTTGCCATGTCTTTTTATCCTTGTTAGATTTTTGTTTAGTTTCTTTTTCTTGCTTATAGCCTAGTCTTAAATAATGTTCAAGGTTTGTTTCATTAATAACTATTTCTGAATTACCTTTGTATAATTTAATATCTTTAGCCATAGTGCTTTTTACAATTTATCGTCTTCTTCGTCAATATCTTCTTCATCTTCTTCAAAATCTTCTTCAAACTCATCAGATAAATCTTCTTCTTCTTCCCAAGATTTACTATCATCTTCTAAAGAGTTCTCTTTGATTTCTTCAATTAAGTCTTTTACTTCTTCGCAAAGTATAGACTCTTTATCGTGCATCTTTTCTATTTGATCTACTTTTTTAAGTATCTTGTTTAATAATTTTTCACTCATGTTTTATCTCCTATGGTGTTCCAGCTTGATATTCGTACATACACCTAATCGTCATTCTTATTCCACCAACTGGAAATAAACTACCCTCGTCAGTTTCTACTTGGATAACTTCCGAATCAAGTGCGTTACCATTTCGAGTAATATCACTTTCTATTGCAGTTTCAATAGCTGTTATCAATTCATTTCTTTTAGTATCTATATTGGCCTCTGCACCTTTAACAAAACCTAAGATTACAAAGTCAATAGTACCTGTTCTAGTTCTAGCACCAGAACCTAATTCAGCATCATCTCTATTTTCTTCAGATGTTTGTACTATTACTGCTGGATATTGTTGTTCAGATAATTCGTCTAATATAAATGGCTGTCTAGTAGCTTTCTTAATTGCTGGGCTACTAATCGCTGAAATAGTAGATAATAATTCAGATGCTATATCTTCTCTTACACTCATATTCTTGCTTTCCTAAATTCCTTTGCAACAAATCTATTAAATTGTTTTCTAATTATATTTGCTGTTCTATCATTAAATCCAAAAAATTCCCTCTTATTTTTTCCTAATACTTGATTAAATACTGCTCTTTGCCTCATTTGTGAATTACTAAAATTAATACTAACTTTATTAGTTCCTGTTTTTCTAATAGTTCTACCAGATGGAGTTAATGCACCTAACATTCTACCAGAATAAAATAAATCTACTTTTGTAGCTTTTCCCTCTCTTTGTAATTGTTTTAAATAACCATCAGAATATGGAACAAATGGTCTATCTCTAAAATCTATTCCTTTAGCTGTCTTAGTTCTAATAATATCTAATAATTGGAATCCAGCTTGTAGTATTCCTTTTTCAATTATGCTTTTAAATTTTCTTTGTATTCTTGCGTATCTTTTTTGAATAAAATCAGCATTAGTTTTGATCTTTAAATCTAAAGCCATTATCTAGTCAATCTTCTAAATCCATGTAAAGGCTCTCTCTCGTTTGATACAATAGTTCCTGAAGAATCTACATCATATTCAACACCATCTTCTAATATCATTCTCCATTCCATATTATATTGGCTCATGTAATATTCTGCCATTCTTTCAAATCTATCTTTTTCTGTTTCTGGTCTAAATTTAGTTAATGCTGGTAAATAGAATCTTCCAAGAAATAAATAAACACCAGCCCGTTCAAACTGATCTAAATTAACTTTAGTATTAACCATCTCAGCAGTATTAAGAACTGTAATATCTGTAAATACATTAGTCTTATATACAGGCCACCATTCTATTCTTAATTGTCTTAAAATATCGTTAGTTGTTTGAGCAAGGAA